CGAATATCCATATGTTGTTTTTGGGTTACTACCCGGTTTGATTGTTGATTTACTTCAGGCCAAGTGCCTAGTTGTAAATTATCATCTGATTATCTACCTCGAGGCCATTGCCTCAGTTGTTAGATGATCTTTATTCCATTAGTTTCCTAATGTAACATGATTATTTTGTTTCTACTGTTAGTCCACTATACGGCTGTCCCTGTTTTTATATGTAAGGACGCTCTCTTGTTTACCGAGAGCCAAATGGGGTTAATACCCCTTTTATATTTTTGTAGTACAGCGGAATACCCACCGCTATATAAATTTGAGGATAAAAGAAAAAACCCTCGATGATGATTTTTGGCGTAGCCCTGATCATTATTGTGTTAGAGGAATATAGTATTTCTTTGTGTACCAGGTGTATCTTTAAATAGAAATTCCGTAAAGGAATGTGTTGCGCCGTTGTGCAGCATATGCTCTACCCAGTACATAATATATATTATATTGAGGAGGAAGTGAAAATCTTACTCCCAGATGGTCCACTGTAAATGGACCTAGCCTACCACGGGCGATATAACACTGGTTTTAAGACCAAGATGAACACAACCTACGAAACCACCGATTTTTCCTCAGCTGCTATCTTCGATGCCCTTAAGAAGGGCTTTTGCGTTGGTCCTAACGCGTACTCTGAGCATGTAAAAATGCTCGAGTACAAAAAGGAGTTTTCAAAACTCAGTCCACAGGTGGGTGGATTGGATTTTTCTGAGATGCTTAAAGGCGCCTCTGCCCTCTTGTCGGCGATTTCCGCTGATGATTATACAACAAAGTGTATTGAAAGTGCACTTTTGTTTGTAGCACAATTCATCAAGTCTAACGATACTGGTGACGTTTTGCTTGCGTTAACTGCTCTTATTCAGAGCACACGCACCAAATCCATTTCCTCAGGGATTGCTGTTGCAACCTCTGAGATGTACTCGACGATGTTTCGCAATACATTTTTTCGACAGGCTACTGCTTTCGAACATTTGGATGAATTTGCGCAATTCCTCGAGGGTGTACGGACGAAGATCGATTTCACGACTCGTCTGGCGGAATCTCCCATCATGATGAAACTACACAAGTTTCTCATGTTTTGCTTGTCCAATTCATTTTGTGAACGGCTCGGGATTACTTTCGAATCGTGTGGCTACGATAAGTTTGAAGAAGAAGCCATTCGCAAAATACACCGTGGCAAGGGCAACTTCTTATGGTGCCTTTTTGACACATGTACAATGTTCCTCACCCAGTTCGTTAAGAGCGTTAAGGCGGAAGATTGGCATAGTTTCTTCCATTGCGAAACCTCATATGAGAAGTTCGTGGATGATGTCATCGATTTGAGGCGCAAGTCTCAATATCTCACAAATCCTGAACCTCATGGTTTCGACCTTTTTAGCTATCGTGCCTTATTGGCAAGCGCTTATGACCGAGGCGTTTTAATTATGGCCAAGTATGCGGGACAGAAAGAATCGCGTGAGAAGTCTGCCATCAAGCAATTGTTGGCCGAAATCAATTTGCTCAAGTCGCAAGACATAAGCAAGGTGTCTGCTCAGCGGAATAGACCTGCTCCTTTTGGCATTTGTGTTGGTGGCGGATCAAGTTTGGGTAAAACCACCTTGATTCGTTACATGTTTCAGTATTATGCTAAGTTGCACAATTTGTCCGCCTCAACGGAGCACATGTACACTCGTAATTGCATGGAGAAGCATTGGAATGGTTTCCGATCCAGTGCTTGGTGCATTCTTATGGATGATATTGCATCTCTTAGCCCGAAATTGGGCACATTGGACCCTTCATTGTCTGAAATCATTTGCGTTATCAACAATGTGGCTTATGTGCCTGAACAGGCTGATTTGTGCGACAAGGGTACTACCCCCGTACTCGCCGAATTGGTCCTTGCCACAACCAACACGTTGCATTTGAATGCTCAAGCTTATTTCTCTTGCCCTCTCGCCATTCAGCGGCGCTTACCGTGGGTTGTTGAAGTGGCAGTTCGCGATGAATATGCTACGAATGGGCAACTCAGTTTTAAAGACCTGGACATCAAAGACGATCAGTTTAGTGACTGGTGGGTTCTTAAAGTGTCCAGAGTTGTGCCCGATTGCGGTGCCCAAGCCTCCGAAGCTAATCAAAGGGGCAAGCTGCAATTGGAACGGACTTTCAATACAATTGAATCCTTTCTTGCGTGGTTTGGTAAAGCCTCTATGGACCACAAGCGTGTACAGAAAAGCATTGCTGAACAAAACAAGCTTACAGAGCAGATCGACGTTTGCGTCGGCTGTTTTTATCCCTTGTATTCATGCAAGTGTGAAGAATTGTTGCAGGCATGTGATACTTGTGGAGTTCCTAAATTGGAATGCACTTGTGTTGAACCACCAGTGGTTCGTGGTGCACGGAATATTCCTGGTTTGGAACGGCAGAGTGATACTGAAGCCGAACCAGTTGAGACTACGTTGAATTTCATTGGCAATGCCAGTGCTTATTATAACACTAATACGTGGTATGAGTGGACGGTTCAAGACAGCTTGGACTTTTGGTACACCCTTAAGGGGTGCATCTACGTTTGTGTGGGTTACATACCCATAGCCATTTTCGGAGGTGTTGTTGCCTGGTTGTATGGTTATTATGACAGGTTCATTTTGCAAGTTGTTCGTTGGGATTGGAACGGAGCTATGTTCCGTTTCATTTTCCGAAGGATGGGACGTCGTTTTGAAGATTCCACCAGAGATGTGTTGCCTATGATTAAGATCTTTGTAACACTAACTGGAGCATCATTTCTCATAACTGCGTTGTGGGACCGTGTGGGACCCCGAATTGCGGTTGTTCCCACCTGTGTTTGCGGAAAGGAGATCCCCAAGGATGAGATAAGCGAGAAGCTTAGTGCCCCGCATTATCGAAAACGTCTTGAGGAAGTGATTTCTGAACATGAACGGGCCGTTAGTGTCCTGAATGCGCAATTAAAAGAAGTTAAAGTGTCCATGGGCGAAGACCCCCTACTTGAAGATGAGAAGGTCCAGGAAGCTATGGCTTATACTGATGTGCCGACTTTCGTGCGTGCAAGCGCTGAGGGTAAAGCACCAGAACCCGATGAGGATGCACGTGTGAATGTGTGGCAGCGTAAGGAGTATTTAGTGACACCTTTCGATGTCTCACCACAAACTCTGAGTTCTGCCAATTGCAACCCAGTAACCTTTCGCGAGGGTCTAAAGAAGGCCTTGCGACGTGTACGGATGGTTGGATCTGACGGTTCCATCAAGTATTCTGGTGCCTTTGCTGTCGGCGGTTGGTTATATGCTTATAACAAGCATGCTCTGCCTGCGGGAGACACCTGGACGGTGGAACTGCATAGAGAGCCTACCGGTGACGGTATCAACTCAATTTCCATTTTCAGTTTAACCCGATCGCGCGTCTTTTTTGTGCCTGACTCTGATGTGTGCTACCTGTTATTGACTGGACAAGCACCCCAGAAGAGCCTTTTCAAATATTTTGTGAAGGACACTTGGGATGGACTTGAACATGGTGAGATATTGGGCATGGACGCACACACTAATCAGTACACTGTGAATGTGGTTTCGCGTATTCACGCGGAAGTCTACGATTGGGATAATAATCTCAAATTTTTGCCAGTGTACATTGGCACGAGTCAACGGCCTACTGTTTTAGGTGAGTGTGGGTCGGTGTGGTGGTCAAACTCACAGCGAGGTTTTGCCATTTTTGGCATCCATTCTGCTGGAAGTCCTGTGGACAACCTCTCATTGGCTATGCCTCTGAGACAAGAACACGTGGAGAGTGCTTTGAATTACTTCAAGGTGCCTGCCATTCAGAGTGGTTTACCCAAATTTACCGCTCCGTCAGCGCCACTCCATGTGTTGGGTCCTGTTCATTTTAAGTCGCCTCTTATGTTCATACCTCAAGGTTCTGCCTTGGTACGTGGTTCTTTTATTGGACCTCGAGCGGCACCCACCTCACGTGTGGGTCCCACTATGCTCACAGAAGCCGCGCGTAAGCGTGGTTATGTTGAGCGGGGTGGTCCCCCAAATTTCCGTGGGTGGAAACCTTGGTCGCGGGCTTTGACGGATATGGTTGGAATTCAGGATTCCTTTCGCGACGATATTCTTGACCATTGTGTCGAGTGTTTTACCGCTGATATATTGCGAAACCTAACGAAGGAGGATTTAGCGCGGATTCACGTTTATGACGTCATGACCGCTGTTAATGGGGCTCCTGGTGTTGCTTTTGTGGATGGTATCAACAAGGGCACATCTGCTGGGTTCCCGTGGAATCGTACAAAGCGTGGATTCTTTGACAGGGTTCCTGGCATTGATGGTCTTCCTGATGCCGTCATGTATGATGACGAGATAGCCGAGGCTGTTGATGAAATGCTGCGTGCGTACAAGCAGGGCATCACTATCGGCACGGTTTTTCGGGGGACGTTGAAGGATGAAGTGACGGCATTTGAGAAGATAGCAATTAGTAAATTGCGTATGTTCGCAGGCGCATCTCTTCCTTTCACCATAGTCACTCGGATGTACTATTTGCCTCTTATCAAACTTCTCATGACCAAGCGTTATTTGTTCGAAAGTGCACCTGGCACGATCGCGCAATCGGAAGAATGGGATGAGATGTATAGGTATCTCACTTTCTTTTGTTTGCTGCGTATTATCGCTGGAGATTTTAAAGCTTTTGACAAAAACATGGCTGCTAAGCTCATGATGTGTGCTTTTCAAATTTTGATAGCGATAGCCGTCGAAGCTGGCTATGAAGGTGAAGAATTGTTGGTGCTGTGGTGTATTGCTGCGGAAATTTGTTTTCCAATGTATGATGTCAATGGGGATCTTATCCAGGTTTTGGGTTCAAATCCCTCAGGACATGCACTCACTGTCATTATCAATGGCCTTGTGAATTGCTTGTACATGCGATATTGCTACACAGTGTTGTCGCCGAATAAGTCTTGTGCGGACTTTAAACAGAACGTGCATCTTATGACGTACGGCGATGACAATATTATGGGAGTCTCAGAGAGTGCTCCGTGGTTTAACCACGTGGCTATTTCAGGAGTTCTTGCCACCCACGGTGTTATTTACACTATGGCCGACAAGACATCCGAGTCTGTACCATACATTAACATCGCGGATGCCTCATTCCTCAAACGGACTTGGCGGTATGATGAAGATGTTGGCAAGTTTTTGTGCCCCTTGGAGTGGAATTCCATTGAAAAGAGCATTATGGGATGCGTGCAATCCAAAAGTGTGTGCCCCCAAGTGCAGGCCCTGGACATTGCCAGCAGTGCTGTGGATGAATTTTTCTGGTATGGCAAGAGTGTGTTTACATTTCGCCGCCAGGAAATGATCGATATTGTCGCTGAAAGTGGTCTGGAAGAGCTTGCGCTCCCATTTAAAACGTGGGATGAGCTCCACAATCGGTACAAGAGTTTCCGGGTAGCGTCCACCCTTGAGTGGCGCAATTTGGCGTAATTGCTACGCCCAGAGCTGGAATCTCTTTAAACTTCTGAGTGATCACTATGGTGGTCCAAGCTACGCAGTGCTTTGAACTGCGTACATATTTTCTTGTGGGTTTGCTCCCCCTTGAATCTTATATATAGCTTCCAAAAACCAAACAGAGGAGGTGACCCGTGGAAGTCACCAAAGTCGTATGGCTCAACTAGATGAGTCATCGAGCGATTCCGTCGTTATGGAATCCCAGCCGTCATATCACGACTATGGCTGTGTATATAGTGCTTCGGACGTGCATGATTATGCAATGGAGCAGAGTACTTCCTGGAAGTGTTCTTGCTCACCGCGTTTCTTTTTTGAAGATTTTAAATTTCGAATGAGAAGCCGAAAGTTGCCACGCATGCAGCGTCAAAGTCTTGAGACGGTGGACGAATCCGCCCCTGTCTTGAGTGACCAACAACAGACTGTAGATTTTGTTGGTGACAATGGAGCCCAAGTTTGGGATTCTGCTAGTGGAGCTGAATGTGATTTATCTGACGCCATGAATGGTGTCGATTTAGGTGAATTTCTTAAGCGTCCTGTGCAGATTTATAGGAGAACGTGGCTGGAGGCTGATGGTATTGGTACTACGACGACTTTTAGTCCGTGGAATCTTTACTTTGCCAATAGCATTATCCAGAATAAATTAAACAATTATTCTTTTATCAGATGTGATTTGAAATTGACGGTCATGATCAACGCTTCCCCATTTTATTATGGGGCGATGATGATGTCCTATCAGCCTCTGCCAGCTTTTAACCCCTCGACAATTGTTGTGGGTGCAGGCACGAGACATTTCATTCCACTTTCGCAGCGACCGCACATGTGGATTTATCCACAGAATAATGTGGGGGGCGATATGGTTTTACCTTTCATTACTCCGCAAAATTGGATTAAAACCAATCTTGCGGCAAATATGACCGATATGGGTCTGATGACACTCATCAATTATACGCTTTTAGAAAGCGCTAATGGTACTGTGGGCACTGGTGTCGACATTACCATTTACGCGCATGCTGAGAATGTTGTATTGAGTGGTCCTACGATCGCATTGACTATGCAGTCGAAAGACGAGTATGGCAAGGGACCCATTTCAGGTCCAGCTTCTGCGATTGCTTATGCTATGGGAGCGTTGAAAGACGTACCCGTGATTGGGAGGTATGCTACTGCTACTTCACTGATTGCCAGTAGCGTTGGTAAAGCAGCTGCGCATTTGGGTTATTGTAATACTCCTGTTATTTCCGATACTCAACCCTATCGTCCATCGTTTGCACCGGTCTTAGCATCCACGCAGCAGGGGTATCCAGTTGAGAAATTGACATTGGACCCTAAGTGTGAAGTGACTGTGGACAATACCAACTTGGGCAATAAGGGTGGCGACGAATTGGACATTAAAGCTTTGGCTACGCGTGAATCTTTTTTAACCTCAGTGGTTTGGGATAGCACGCGTGCTGTGGATTATCGATTGTTTCAATCAGCTGTGGATCCATGTCTAGTTGACTATACTGCGGCGGTCAATCCAGCCATTTATTTCACGCCAATGGCGTGGATTGCCAATTTGTTTACCTATTGGCGTGGGGATATTATCTTCCGCTTTAGGATCATTAGTTCCCAGTATCATCGTGGTCGCTTCCGCGTCACGTATGATTCAACAGGATCGGCAGGCACAAATATTTCTAATACGGCGGTAAATCAGGCTGCGTGTTTCAATGAAGTAATAGACATCACTAAGGACACGTGCGTTGAGATACGCATTCCGTATAATCAGGCTTTGGCTTGGTGTAAAACGAGTATTCCAGTGTCTGGTGCTAATATTTGGAACACGACTGATGTGACTTCATATTTGCATACTAATGGGACAACGAATGGGCAAATTGTTGTGCGTGTGGTGAATCCCATTACGGGACCTACCGCAACACCGAATGTTACCCTAATGGTTTCAGTTCGTGCTGCAGAGAACTTGGAGTTTGCTGGTCCTAGGGAATTGTCGCGACGATTTTCGACATTTGTCCCTCAATCATTGAGTTATGACACTATCGAAACTATGGAATTGTCCATTGACAATAAACCGCCGGTTCATGAACCTTCACGTTATCTTACGCATATGGGTGAATGTATCACTACGCTGCGGACTCTAGTTCATCGCTACTCGTTTGTAACATCTCAGATTACACAGGCTCCTGCGAATAACACATATGAGAATGCAGCAACGATGAATAGGATGCCGTTGATGTGTGGGTTTGACCCAAATGGGCAATTGATTGCAGTAGGCTTAATTGTTGCTGCTCCCGCTCCATATTCTTGGACTACTCTTCATCCCCTTACTTATATTGCTTCCGCATTTATTGGTTATAGGGGATCAGTTAATTGGATGGCCGCATCCACTGTCACTGCTGGTGGTGTACACTTGGCGAATCATTCGTCATGGGGTCGCTCACTGGCCACTGACAATGTGGGTATTATAGGCACAACAGCGGCAATAGGCACTCATAGTGCCAACACCAAATTTCGATTGGCTACCACACTTGGTACCCGGTCGGCCTCTGGTGCAGCAGTCACGCCTGGTGAGCGTAACCCTTATCTCACTATTGGTTCGGGCTTTTATAGCGCGTATAAGTTTAATACTACCAATGTGACATTCACCATCCCGGGAACCAATCAAGACGATTCGGCGGAACAATTGCTCACGCATAGTGTGATTGCTAATACTTTCACTACTTCCGTCTTCTCGCAAGATTATTGGGCTGCAGCGGGACCAGATTGGTCGCCATTCTTCTTTTTGAATGTTCCGACTTATTATTGGTACTCAGCAATTCCCGTGGCAGGTTAAAATCCTGCAAAAAGTAAACACAACTTTTCAAAATGTGTCGTCGATACAGACGTAAAAATTGTTGAATATTCTGTTCATGATTCCTTATGGAAGGGTCATAGTGCAGAATTCCGGTGTGGTCGGCAGCAGCCTGTATCAGGTAGTAAAACTCACACGTCAAAG